GAAAGACACGGCACGGCCTTCGTTTTCGCGCATACGCACGAACTCAGCAATGTGTTCAAGGCGCTGACGAACCGTATGCGACATAGCCAGAGATCTAATATCAACCGAGCGATCTTCGAGTAGGCCAGTGTTCGGGTTACGAATAAAGTGTCTGATGTCCCGATTAGCTGGCCCATTTGATTTTACGACTGCGCCATCGAACACACCGTTCCGAGTATATTCTATGCCTAAATCTTTGCAGCGTTGCTTTCCTGTGCTTTCGTCTACTGACCAAACCGAGAATGCGCAGCGCACGCCATCAACGATAGCTGATGTACCGCGAATGAGATTACGCGCTTGCTCTGGCGTTTTAACTGGCTCGTTGTCTTTGATCTTCGCCATGTGGTGATTAACCATGACTGTTGCGCCTGTTTCGGTTGCCATCTGTGCGAGTAGGCCCATGAATGCAGCACCCGCCGCTGGATCAGCATTTACATCTGCGTGAACAAACGATGCCATAGGATCAATGATAATCAGCTTTAGGTTAGATAGCTCAAGCATTTGCTCATAAATGCGCTCGAACTCTGCGCCCATGAGGTAGCTGTTGTCGAACTTCTGCATAATTGGAAACACGCCGCCGAGGTTAGGGAGCGGTAGGATGCGCAGCTTATGATCGTAATGTTCACGATACTTCTGAGGATCAAGGCGAGAGATACGTCTGTGCATCTCACCTTTATCATCTTCTGCTGTAATTAGGATTACATCTCCGTGCTCTGCTACGAGGCCACCGAATGCGCTTTGCATGGATGCGCCCGATGCGACCTTCATTGCGAGATCGAGTGTCATCATACCTTTACCACTGTCCCCTGCTGCTGCGAACACTGTAGGCACGCCGAGCGGTATTGTGTCTCCTATAAGAAACTTTTGTTCTGGTGGGGAACCAACGAAATACTTGTCGATTAACAGGCTCTCATCTAGCAGAGAGATTGGCTTTTTGATCTTGCTTTCTTGAGATTTAATGAACTTCTCAATGTCAAAGCCCTCATCAATTGCGTCTGCCGCGTCCCACTTCTCTTCTTTTGTGGCAGGTATTTGCAAAATCAGTGTACTTTTTGCCCCAGCTTCTTTAGCTTTCGCTTCGACAATGCGAGCGAGCTTCTTGCCAGCTTCGTCATTATCGGGCCATAGGACTAATTCTTTGTTGCGCAGTTGCGTAAAGTCGAACTTATGCGCTGTGTTTTCTGAAAGCATACCCGCACCGCCGATGGTGCAAGTCGCAGCGTATCCTAGCTCAGTTAAAGCGTTCGCGCACTTCTCTCCCTCGACCCAGATAACTTTGCTTGCTCCAGATATGTTCGGGATATTATATAGAGGTCTTGGTTCAGGCACGCCTTGACGACCATTCATGAACTGCCGAAATTGCTTCTTCGGTTTCCCGGCGCTATCCCGAACAATTTCTCCGGTTACGTCCCGGTCAAAGTATTTGCGCACTGTAACGAGAACTACACCATCTGCATCCGTGTAGGGATACTCTTCCTCAAACGGTGTGCTGGGGCTGATTGTTTGCTTTTGTTCGGGTTGTTGCGGAGCTTGTGGCACTACTGGTGATGACATAACCGAGAAGTTAATTGGATTGTTCGGCTTAACGATGTTTTCAGGTGGAGCAACGTATTCTCTTGGCAGATAATCTTGAAAGTATTTGGCGGTTTCTGCGATTGACCAGCCACGACCTTCCTTAAATACCTTGCAAATACCTCCGATTCCGTCACCTGATTCGAAGTCTTTCCCAGTCATAAACCAAGGACTACTTGTGTCTATGTTAATTCTCAAAGACTTACCCGCTTCACCGCGCAAAGATCCGATGAAGAATTCTTTCCCTCTTTGTATTCCAGACGGATAAGTTTCCAACAATGCGTGTAGCTGTACGCTACGCGGAACTTCCCTTGAAATTCTGTCTGCTACTTCTGTTGAAGTCTTGCCAAAAGCTGTAATGTTCATTATCTTGTCCCTGTCCACAGACTAACTACTAAATATGGGATGCCGCCGCCCAAGCGCGTCCCATATTTTACTCCTTCCAGCACGTTTCACGAAACTCGCAAAACTTGCATAAAAAGAAATCTTTATTTTGTGCAACACGAGGGAGAATGTCATTGGCCTTTGCAGCCGTCAAGATATTTACCGCTCGGTCACTCGCCTCTTGAGCTAGTTTTGCATTGTAAGGCACTAACTCATAATAAATTTCTGAGGTGTTTTTATTTATAACCGTAAACAACGCAGGGTTTTCTTTCAAATCCATGTAGGTTTGATAGAGCGCCAATTGAGTTGCGTAGGTCTTGTTCGCCTTCTCAACGCCGTGGCGTACAAACGCTTTGAATTTGCTGTCATTAGCTGATTTGCATTCCCACAGCGCAGGGTAGCCCATAGCTACAGGGCCATCGCATATCACGCCGTCTATGTGACCGCGTATCTCGCCGTCAGCGATAGAGAAGCCAAATTGCTTATTGTCTTTGTCTTCTGTGCGCAGATCGAAACCAGCGTCTTTGAGCCACTTTGCAGCAAAGTCCTCAATCTCGTGGCCGAACTGGAATATACGCAGTGTACGGGCGCTAAATGCCTTGTCAGCATCTATGGGGTAGTTGAGGTATCTGTACTGTATTTTGCGCGAACACTCGTCGCCAATACTTGATGCCCCGATGTATTTACGGCGCTCTCTTTTTTGCTCACCCGCAACGACTGCTTTATCCACAGCTTCTTTGATGCTTTCCGCTACAGGATCGACCCTAGAACGGGATTGAAGTAGAGGGCCAAGTGCCTGTTGACTTAAAGTAGGTGTCTTCGAGTTGCCCAATGTTAATCTCCTGATCTAATCTTTTTGCTTCTTGGATACCGAATATCAGCGTATGTACTTGCTCTTCTGTTAAATCAGAAAACCTTGTGTTCCAGCCGAATACTCCAAGTATGTGTGCCAATTCTTTCATTGGCTCTGGTGCTGTTGAATTATCGCTCAATGCTCAATTTCCTCTCCTGTCGAAATAAGGTCTATTACCTCGTCAATTTTATCGGGGTCAATTTCGTTGTTTCTGAATCCTAGATTCATAACCTCTTCCCCTCTAACCATTATGCTTGCGGTTCCAAACATAACTGTGTTTTCAGCTTCTTCTATGTGGGTGTTGATTACATCATTAGCCACTGACTGAATTTCATTAAGGTCTTCGCTATTTTTTACCCAACAGATCAATTCATATTCAGAGCTTTCTATCGTCTGTTTTTCTGATTCGACCATAAATAGGTACATTTCAAAGCGAGCCATTTTTATTCCTTGCTGGACAATTCGTTGCCACACGCCAAGTAACCACAGCCGTCGATCCAGTTGTCTGCATTTTGGGGATTGGATTTTATGCGAGCAATTTTAAGCATAGCCATCATAGCCCCTACGTCATGCGGCTTGATTAACGTGTCCAAGTAAATCGACCATAGGTTTGCTATAGTTGTCAGGTTTGACTCCATATCACCATGCGTAGCGGCACGATCCTTGGTGACATATTCCTTAGCCGTATCTAATGTTTCAGATCGTTCCATGTTCTTCTCCCGTTAGTCTTTCCCAGTTATCTGCGATCAGTCTATCAATTTGTGTTCGATTAAAATAGTATCCTAAACAACATGCAGCTTTGTACTTTGTCCAAGAGAAATCCATTTCGCTGATCTGCACGCCTTTATTGCGCAGAATTTCTTTTTGCTTTGGCGTAGCGGCTTGGTTAAGCCACCGCTTTGACTTGTTTGCTGCACTACTATCTTCGATCTCGCGCAAGAAATCATCCGCTGCGGCCATTGCTTGCACCTTCTCACCGATAGATACCACTCTAACGCGCCCTGTCTGCGGCTTTACAATCGCCATCCAGTATGTTCCGACCTTCGCCACCATAGTGAACCCTTGGAAGCCTGTAGCCATCATTGCAGTGCCAAGACCATATGGATCAATCCACATGAATGGTGACATTTCCATGAGATCGTATTCGGTCATGACGAAGTTGTGCAATTCGTCTTTTTGCTTTTGCTGGAACTCGTGTTCACAGATTGGGCAGACGCGCGTATTTGCTGCGACTTCGCTTTCGCACTCTGGGCAAACCTTAGTGGGAGCTTCCTCGCCTTCGCGCTTTTCTGCACCGTCTAAGTTTGCTGTTTCGTCCAGCGTACCATGCGTGATGATTGATGTGCCAAAGTCCATGACGATGCAATCGGTCTTGATGGTATTTGGATATAGCTCAGGATCAACGATGCGCAGTCCACGACCGATCATCTGCACCATTGTGCCCTTCTGAGAGCACGGGCGCGTCAAGACAACACATGAGACTGGAGGTGCATCAAAGCCCTCTATCAGCACCATTACGTTGACGATCACTTGCAGATCACCGAACTCAAGATCGTGCAGCATTTCGGCGCGTTTGTCTTTGGGCGTTTCTCCCGTAACAAAATTGGCTTTAATGCCAGCGCGAAGGTAGGCT